TGATGCGTGTTACAGCAGACACCAAGGGTCGTGCCTTGGGCAAGGGGAAATAATCATGGCTGGACGTGGAATGGGTGCCGCGGTTCGTGGCGGCGGCTGCGTGATGAGTGGTGAGACGCCCAAAGTCGATTACAACTATGACTCGATGAAGGGTGATGAAACCGTCAAGGTCGGTACGGCCAAAATGGCCAAGGGTGGTATGGTCAAGAAGGGCATGAAGATGAAGGCCTATAAAAAAGGCGGCATGTGCTAAATGACCACGTCGGGCACTACTGATTTTGATCTGTCGATTGATGAGCTAGTCGAAGAGGCATTTGAGCGATGCGGCATGCGGCCGACCAGTGGGTATCACCTAGCCACGGCACGCCGCTCGCTCAACTTGGTTTTTCTTGATTGGGCGAATCGTGGGTTGAACTTGTGGACTATTGAGCTGCAGGAAATTTCATTGGTTCAGGGCAATAGGGTCTTGAACCTTGCCACGGATACGGTCAATGTGTTGTCGGCGGTTATTCGGGACATGACCCAGACACCGTACAACGACATTATTATTCAGAGAATTAGCCGAAACGAGTATTTGGATATTCCAAATAAGGATTTTCAGGCTCGTCCTTCGCAGTACTACGTGCAGCGACAGAATATTCCGCAGGTGTTTCTGTACCCTGTTGTTCCGAATAGTAATTACAAGCTGGTGTATTACCGGATTCGTCGGATTCAGGATGCCGGAGCGTACACAAACACATCGGACGTGAACTGGCGTTTCTTGCCGTGTTTGGCTTCTGGGCTCGCGTATTTTCTGTCGTTGAAGTTTGCGGCGGATCGTGTTGGTGCTTTGAAGTCCCTGTATGAAGAAGACTTTCAGCGTGCGGCCAATGAGGATCGGGACACGGCCAGCACTTACTTTGTGCCGCAGATAGCGACGATCTAGAATGACGTACGCGGCAGGTAAATATGCCTTAGCCCTATGTGATTACTGTGGGCAGCGGTATAAGCTGTCGCAGCTTCGCATAAATTGGCGTGGGTTTAAGGTTTGTCCGGACGATTACGAGCCGAAAGAGCCGCAGATTCAGCCGTTGAAGTATCATGGCGATGCGGTTGCGCTGCAAGGGCCGCGGCCGGATCGTAGGGAGCCGTTGTCCGTGTTTGTTGGTGCTCCGGGCTTTTCATCTTTTCAGAGTTTTGGGTCGGCGCGTAACACGAACGATATGCGTCCATATATTGCGGGTCCTGCGTTGATTTCGCAGGTTGTGGTTGGTTCTGTGACGGTGACAACAACATGACTTACAGCGAGTTAGTCACAAACATCCGGAATTACGCGCAGGTAGGTGATACTGAGTTCACCGATGCTGTCATCAACACGTTTATCACGTTTGCGGAGAACCGCATCATGCGTGAGATTGACTTGGACGTGTTCAAGAAAGAGATGACGGGTAACTTGACGTCTGGAAATAGGTTTTTGACCGCTCCAACAGACATGTTGACGCATCGTTACATGCTGATTAAGAGTTTCACAACTTCGATACAAGTGTTTTTGGACTTTCGGGACACTTCATTTATGAAGGAGTATTGGAAGGACCAGACGGTAACGGGTACTCCCAAGTATTTTTCGGTGTGGGACCAGAATACGTTCTATGTGGCTCCAACTCCCGATCAGAACTACATTGTGGAACTTGGGTTTATTTATCGACCGGACCAACTGTCGTCGACCAATACAACGACTTGGATTAGCACGAATGCGCCAGAGGCGTTGTTCTATGCCTGCATGATCCAAGCGTACAGTTATTTGAAAGGGCCGCCGGACATGCAGGCGTATTTTGAAAATAGTTACAAGCAGGCTGTCGGTGGCTTGGGCGTTGAGCAGCAGGGCCGCCGCCGCCGCGACGAGTACCGCGATGGAATGATGCGGATTCCTCTTAAATCTGATTCGCCGGGTCCGTAATGGCTTTTTCAGGCAATTATATTTGCACCAGTTTTAAGGTGGAACTCTTAAAGGGCGTGCATAACTTCACGCCTGGAACAGGCAACACATTTAAGCTTGCGTTGTACAATCAGAATGCTACGTTTAACGCCAGTACGACTGCTTACACGGCCACAAATGAGATTGCGGCTTCGGGTACGTACACCACGGGCGGCGTAGCGTTGACCCCTTACCCTCCAACGTCAGCCAATACCACAGCATATGTGGACTTTGTGGATTTGTCCTTAACGGGCGTAACTATCACCACGTTTGGGGCTTTGATTTACAATAGCTCTGCGGCAGGTAACCCGGCAGTTTGCGTTTTGGATTTTGGTGGGCAGAGGACAACAAGCGCGGGCGGGGTTTTGAATATTGTTTTTCCAACAGACGACGTTACGTCTGCAATCATTCGGGTGTATTAAAACATGTTAGTCAACACAATTCACGGTGAAATGGACGACTCTCTTTTGGTCAAGCAAGAGGGTTCGTTGGATAATGATATTGAATTCACAACTTGGACTGAGTATTGGCTTGACGATGAGCTGGTGCATCGTTCCGTTCACGTTACTTTAAAAACCTCTCCCGCGCTGTTTGTTGAAGCAGCGCAAATTGCATAAGGGTCTATCATGGCAAACACTCAATCCATGTGTACTTCGTTCCTTGGTGAACTGTTAAGTGCAACTCACAACTTTAGTTCCGCCAATCCGGCGCAGACAGCCAACACGGCGAATACGTTTAAGGCTGCTTTGTATTTGGCAAGTGCAACGCTAAATGCCAGCACGACTGTATATTCCACTACTGGCGAAGTTACAGGCACTAATTACACCGCGGGCGGTGTGACTATTACGAATGCGACTAATCCAACTTCGACCAACTCTTCTGCCACTGCAGGGGTTGGTTATTGGACTCCTTCTGCTTCGATTACCTACACAAACGTCACCCTTTCGACGGCGTTTGATACGGTGTTAATTTACAACTCGACGCAAAGTGACAAGGCAGTCAGTGTTCATACCTTTGGTTCACAGACGGTGACTGCGGGTACGTTTACGCTGACGATGCCTGCTAACTCGACCACGACTGCGTTGCTCCGCTTGGCTACAACCTAAAAGTTGCCATGGCCGTCTCGCTAAAACATGCTTTTACAAGCCCAAAAACTGACGGTGCAGACGCGACCCTTGTTCAGCCGTCAAATTGGAACGCGGAGCATACGCTTCAACTTGCGACTAATCGACTGCTTGGTCGCACTACTGCGGGTACGGGTGTGGCAGAAGAGATCTCCGTAGCCGGAGGTCTTACCCTTTCTGGCGGTGTTTTAACGGCCACAGGCGGTGGGGGAAGCCCTAACCTGGATGGTGGAACGCCAACAAGCAACTATGGCGGTATTACCGCGATTGACGGAGGGACGCCATAATGGCCGTTCAGATTCAGCTTAGAAATGGTACTGCGGCGCAGTGGACTTCAGCCAACCCTACGCTTGCTGTGGGCGAATTGGGCGCGGAAATTGATACTGGCAAGTTTAAGATTGGAACTGGCTCAACTGCTTGGAATAGTCTTGCTTATGCGGCGGCGGGCACTGTTACTAGCGTTGGGTTGTCTGCGCCATCAATCTTTACGGTTACAGGTTCACCCGTGTCATCGTCTGGAACTTTGGCGATTTCATATTCTGGCACCGCACTTCCTGTAGCAAATGGCGGCACAAACGCAACGTCAGCCGGTATCACTGCGTTTAACAACATCACTGGGTACACCGCATCCGGCGCTACTGGGACAACTAGCACTGACTTGGTGTTTTCAACAACCCCTACGCTGACCAACCCAACGGTAACGAACTACACCGAGACCAACTTCACGGCGACGGTGACGGGTAATGCAATTACATTGTCGTTGACGAACGGAACCTTCCAGACGATTACGACGATGGTCGGGGCGAATGCGATTACGTTGCCTGCGCCTGCTACTGGAAAGAGCCTGACGGTGCTTGTGGTTTATGCTTCAACCCCGACTAGCCTGACCTTTACATCGCCATCTGGGACCTTAAAGTATCCGGGCGGGACAACCCCAACGGCGACCTTAACGAATACCAAGGTTGACATTTACGCATTCATCTCGGACGGTACTAACTGGTACGGCGTCCAATCCGGGGCAAACTTCTGATGTTGTCAACTAGCAAAGCTCTATTTCGTAACCCTACTGGCGGTGGTCCCGGCCCAACCGACCCCTCTTTTGCCTATGTCCCGCTATTGTTGAATACAACCAGCACTAACGGGCAGCAGAACAATACGTTCTTAGATTCTGGCACTGCTAACGGAGGGGTTGGCTTTACCATCACCCGCAACGGCACA